GGAACCCACTAAATAGGGGGTGCTATACCATAGGGGTGGTGGACGGGGAGAATGGTGGCGTGAAGATTGGCTCGCTACGCTCGCGAAGATGGAATCCGGGGCTGAAAGGCACGTTAATAAGCCCGTTTCAGTTAGTAAGTTTGGTGGCGGGAACCGGTCTGACGTTTTAATGCACAGGAACAACCCGCCACCACCCCAAAAAAAGAGATGATTTACTATGGCAAAAGGCTCAAACGACGTGATTTTAAGAGACAGACTACAATTTGACATCGATGTAGGTGGCAACACTTCCTTGGTTTATGGTCGAATTGACCTTTCAGACTACGTTTCAATTGTTGAAAACAAAGGACTAGCAGTAAAAGAAGTTAGATTTATGCTACGTGATCCAAGCAGTTCGGTTGGTAGCTGGCCTTCTTTGCTTATCAATCCGGTAGCTCCAGGCTCAACAGGACTTGAAATTGCAAACGTCAAAGTATTTGCAACAACAACCGCGTATGAGGATGTAACAGATGTTGGCACAGCATCACCAAATGTTCTTTGCGTTTATACTCAAAACCAAACAGGTATCTTTCAAAATACCGCTGGACAATCTGTCTTGCGCTTGGATGAATGGTTCGGAACACCAGACCTTCATCCAGAAGGATACGATGTCGTTACTGATCTCCTCATCGGTATTGCTTGCTCTGGATTAACAAGCACTACACTTGTAAGCACTACTTGTGAACTTGACATTATGCTGATCGCAGAACCCAAGAAGATCACACAGAAGGACCTAACACAAATGCTAACTCAAGCACAAGACCTCTGAGGTGCTTACAGTGCCAAAAGGTAAAGCGGTCAAAGCTCTCATTAAGAACCCTAAAGTTCGGAAGCAGTTAGATCGTGCTAAACTAGGCGGTGCGGCTGTGGTAGCTGAAGGCGCAGTCGATATTATCGACAACCCTCTGCTTAATGCTGCGCAAGGTGGATTGATTGGTTTTGCAGCAGGTGGGCCGCCGGGTGCGATAGCAGGTGCTACTCTTGGTTATCTTATTGGTGATCAATACATTACTTTTCCAATGCCAATGATTGCTATACCTGCACATGAATCTCACTTGCTCAGTGGTTCCCCGTCAATGCAAGTTTACATTCGGGCAGGTGAGACTTTAGTTCCAACAGGTGGCAACGTACAGGACATAAACGTTGGATTAGCACAAGCAGCGGCTCTTGAGGCTGAGAGCGTCGCACCAGTGCGTAAAAAGAAGACAACTGCTTACCAACGCCGATATAAACAGGCTTTCAAGAGTATTGCACCAAAGCATAAACTCAAGAATGGAAACTGGAAGAAAGGCGGATTCAAAGCGGCTGTTAAAGCAGCACATAAGAAAGCAGGAGGGAAGAAATAATGCCAGTTAGGATCATAAAAGAAACAATCGAGCTAGATTCAGTGACTCTTGATGCTGATGGCAGCGCATTCTTGCAAAAGCGTATCAACCTTCAACAAGTTAAACAACATAATCTACTTCAAACTGATTTATTTGAAGACGCATACTTTGCACCAGATGGTCAAGATGTTAGAATTGAATTTGCAGTGTCTGCGTATCCAGTTATTCCAACAAATATGCCTTTTGCTCAAACAGCACTGGGTTTCAGGAATCGTTATCCATCTGCTGGCGATGATTCGATTATGTTCAAGGCAAATGGTACTGTTGGAGATTTAACTCCAAGCTCGATTCAACAATTTCCTAGTGAACAGATAGCAGCTGATCAATATCAAGCGTTTTACACAGACCACATATACATCAACGTACACCTTATGGGACAACCTAATTTTACATTAACAAATTTTGCATGGTCGTTTATGTTTACAATGTTAGACACAAATGTGTCACAATTAACACATACAATGGGTGTTTTAGCTGAATCTCATAATGCAATGTGTGCATTAGTTATGTCAAATGGGCATATGACATCGCTTCAAACCTTGCGAGGTAATACATTCCCTATGTGGAGATACGGTGGTATTCGCCCTGAACACATGATTACTCCAGATGCGACGAACGCATATTTCCTACCGATTAACACAAGAGACGCAGAAGCAATGTCTTCCACTCCTCAAATCCGACAAGCCGTTGCTGACTCAAGACAAATGAGTGCATTCAACGAAGCATATGGTGATCGCAGACCAGATTGGTTGCGAATGCATCTCAATGCTGGTGTGGTCGCTGGTGCTGTTCGAGACCAATGGCCTCCAATCAAACACGCTGACAACGGTAACGTACGAATGCTCTAGGTGATATTATGGAAAAAGAAAACCCAATTGAAGAAAAGAAAACCCCAACTACAAAGTTTGCCGAATGGCTGATGGCTCGAGCTGAAAAGAAAGAAGCAAAAGAAACATCATTGGAATCATTGATGAAGTTCAACGTCTTTCTTTCAATTGCTACATTGGTCTCGGTTGCTGGAGCAACTATTGCAGACTATGTTCTGATGGCTTGGCTCTGGATTTAATCTGCAAACCATTCTAGCATACATTGCCAAGAACAAACTTTTTGTTTTGCACTTGTACCAAGTCCGTCATGGATCGTAACTTCATACCATGTTGTTGTGATAACAATTCTCTGGAGACAATTTAGACACATCATTCTTCTTCCTCCCATCGATGGTTGCATAATGCACAATCGTGGATAACAAAACCCGCTTGGGGTGTTGTATATATCATGAATGTAGTACATACTGGACAATTCATTCTTCTTCCTCCAATGGTTCGACAGTAACAAGTGTACACCAAGGTTTCCAACCTGGTCTTGGATTTGTAACCTCAGCAGGTCGCCACGAATACTTGCCATTTACTTTTACACGCCAATACAACTTGGGTTTGTATACAGATTTCATTCAAATTCCTCTAATGTTGTTTGATTTAATGCCTTGGCAATTATCTCTTCGACATTTCCTTTGTAATCTGGATCTATTTGCGTCGCATAGTCAATCAGAGTAGATGCCAAGTGAAGGCATGCCTTTCTGTATCGTACGACTCTCATAGATTGTGTGGCTATATCTTCTTTCAATCCATATGCTCGTAGGCCAATTCTAACCCACTGACTAAAGTTATCCATCTGGTTTGCTACTTGTGCGGTCTCTACGGTGAGGGATACTTCCTTCCGTACTTTCATTCTGCATCAGCCCATTCATTTTCCAAGACGATCAGACACTCTAAACAGAGTCTGAATCCTTGGTAGGAAGTCTCACAGCAGTTCATCATATGGCAGGTGTTGTCCGTCATGTTTCATCGTATGAATAACTACTATATTAACCCGTACGGACGGGTAGAATTTGAAAGTTTGACAGGGTCAAACACGGAACCCACTAAATAGGGGGTGCTATACCATAGGGGTGGTGGACGGGGAGAATGGTGGCGTGAAGATTGGCTCGCTACGCTCGCGAAGATGGAAT